GACAAATACTGAAAAAGATGTTTTTATAATCGATGGAATTAGAGACATGTCATATAGTAAAAGTATTCCAAACATAAGAAAATTTGGTGTAGAAGAAGGTAAAATTTCATCTACTTATAAAAATGGAGTACTTTCAATTATATTACCTAAAGCAGAAGAAGCAAAGCCAAAGACTATTGATATTGCAATAGAATAGTGAAAACAGATGTAAACGTGACTCTAGAAGTTAACAAAACTTTAGAGGCATATATTAGTTTCCTCCCCTCGAAGGGGCAAGAATTAATACACACATCAAGAGAAGAAGATTCTGACTCAATGGCAGTATTAATTGCGATTCATTGGGTTTGTCATCATCCTGAAGTAGACGATAAATTAAGTGTTTTAATTGTAAAAGAATTAAATAACATAATTGATAAATTAGAAAGTTCGACAGATTCAATTAAGTCTGTCGCATCTTTGTCATTAACTCCTGACAAATGTTTTGCAGAGTGTTTTAATAAGTGGGAAGATTATTGGTACATAAGGAAAACACTCCCTTATTTAGAATTATTAATAGGTCGACCAATGTATTTATTACCAAACCCAAACGAAAAAGTTTCGTTAGGAGAAAGATTAAGAAATGAGGCTACATTACGTAAGAGAGCAAAAAATAATGGAAATAAATGATGATTTAGTCACTCAATGGAATCCTAAAATACAAAAAATGGTGTCTAATTCATTTATATTAGGATTAGATAGAGAAGATGTTGCCCAAGAACTACGAATATCTTTAATAAAGGCAGCGAAAGCCTTCGATGAAAACAGAGGAATTGTGTTCCATACATATCTCCACACATCTTTAGTAAACACAATCCGTACTTTAATCAGTAAAGCCCAAAGACAACCAGACCAAAGAAGTTTAGATAATGTATTTCCAGAGTCTGGACAACTTCCACAATCAATTGCTCATGCACTTATTGATGATAGACCCGAAAATTTAATTGCAGAGATAGAGTCAAAGTTATTTATTGATGCTCAAGGATTAGATGATAAAGAAAAATTTTTTCTTAAATTAAAATTAGAAGGTTTAACGATGGAAGAAATCACAGAAGATTTAGGGGAGAGTGCCTACAAAGTTAGACAATCCCTAAGAGAAAAGCTTGAAAAGTTATCCGATGAATTTTTTAGATATAAATAATTTAAATGCCAAAGATTTGTATTCCTTATTTAATAATTTATATAAAGAGAAATATGGTGTAGAATATAAGGGTGTTGGGTTTATAGGCAATGAGATGAAGAAAATGAAAGAAGTTGTTGAGGAGTTTGGTAGTGGCAGTGTTGCATGTGCTATATCTAATTGTATTAGGAATAATGATAGGACAGTAAATGTACCTTATTTTACAGCAGGAATAAAATATTATCTTATCCCGCATAATCCAGAAATTTATTGGTTTATAAAATATTATGGTAATCCATCAACTAAAAAATTATTTAGGGAGTATATGTTTTTAGATTCTACATGGTTGCCTACAGCATCCAAAAGAAAAAGACGAAAAGAAATTTTACAAATATTAAAGGAATGGGTACAAGAGAAAAAAAATGAGACGAGAAAAAGGGTTACTTAGACCCCAAAAAAATAAGAAATTTAAAGAATTATATAAAATTATTGGGGTGTCGAGTAAAGACAACAAACCCTTTGAGGTAGCTACGTACAAAGACTTTGAACAAGCTAAACAATACATTGACAATAATACCTCAGATAGTATATCCTATTACGTACATACAGATGAAAATAGAATACTTTATAGTAGTAATGACGTTAATAAAGGAGAATTAAATGCCTAGTTTTGAATACATAGAATCAGCGGTAGTGTTGGGGTTAGATAATAAAACTAACCTACGTTCATTTAAACATTCTAAAAAAGATTTTGCTAGACATGGTGATGCTTATGATTTTATATTAGACCATTTTGATAAATATGGTGAGTTTCCTTCCACAGATATGCTCTGTGAAAACTTTCCAACTGTAGATAAAACAGCCAATTCAGTAAATTTTGATTATGCAGTTGAGACATTTAAAGACCAAGTACTTCATCGAGTTATTGTAAAAACTGTTCAAGCTCAAAAGGAAAAAATAAAAGAAAATCCAAAAGAGGCTTTAGCAAATATAATGGTAGGATTAACAGACATTGAGGTTGTGTATGATGAGGATGTTAAATCTTATGATGATGGTGCAATATCTAGATTAGATGAGTGGAGAGAACGAACTAAGAAAAGAGAGATGGGTGATGGACTTATGGGTATTCCCACAAGTTTTAAAAGCATTAACGACACAGGGGTAGGTTGGAGTCCCGGAGAACTAATAGCAGCGTTTGCTAGACCAACAATTGGTAAAACATGGTTATGTGTTCATTCAGCCGCTACAGCGGTTGCTAATGGATATAAAACTCTATTAGTTTCAACTGAAATGCCTTCACGAGCAATCAATATGAGATTAGATGTAGTACTAGGTAAAATGTTAGGATATAATTTTTCTCATAGGGCTTTACGACATGGTGACCCACTAGATGAGGAAAAGTATCGAGAGTTCTTAGAGAAATCAAACTCAAGGGATTTGTTGATATGTGACCACATTTCAGGGGCAAATGGTATTTCTATGGAAGCCATAGCGGGATTAGTTAGAAAACATAATCCAAAATTTGTAGTCATCGATGGTGTATATCTTGTAAATACAGGAGATTCACGAAGGGCAGCATGGGAACAATCACACATGTTGTTTTATGGATTGAAGAATCTTGCCACTTCTACAAACACACCTATTATGGTATCAACACAAGCAACACGAGAGGCAGCCAATATGTTTACTCCACCAAGAGCAGACCAAGTTGCCTTTGGAGATGCTTTAATTCGTGCCGCAGATGTAGCATTAGCTATGTGTGCATTAGAAAATGAAGATGATAAAAGACTAGTTCAATTCCAAAAATATCGTGATGGAGAATTAACAAAGGATTTAACAGTTATGGATTGGCAAGTAAACAATGGTAATATAGTTGAATTACCAGATTATGAATGGGAAGACTTTTAAAGGAGGTTTATGATGAATATATTTGAATTTTTAAAGGGTAATAACTCTAATGTTGTAGTGAAAACCCTAAAAGGAAAATATGGAAAACGCAAACCCATTAGTATTACAGTTGGTAACATATCTGATGGATATGTATATGACACCAATGGTAATAAGAATGAGATTGTTGTATTTCTAAGAAAAGACAAGAAAGACCGATACCAATAATGGTAGATTGGTTTTCAGTCTTGACTGATTATGGGATAGATGTTCCAAATACTAATCAGTTTATTATCCATTGCCCTTTTCACGAGGATGGGAGACAAAGTTGCTCAATAAATCTTGATAAGGGTGTTTGGATATGTTTTGCAGGTTGTGGGCAAGGTAGTTTAAAATACTTTATCTACAAATATACAGGCAAACCATGGAAAGAACTTGATACTGAATTAGAAGAAAAGACTTGGGAATTAGATTTAAGTCTTTTTGAAGATGAAATAAAAGTAGAAGATTTAGAAGATAAACCTGTTAAAGAACCAGAGAATTTAAAAGATATACCAACTAATCATTGGATATACAAACGAGGGTTTTCAAGGGATTCTATCGTTCAATGGGGATGTAAGTCAAATAATTATGATGATTTTTTAATGCCGGTTGAAAATACCCAAGATGAAATTCTAGGTTGGATTAATCGAAGAAGGGCTGCAATACCTAAATATCTATTTTCATATGGGTTTGCAAAGTCTCATAGTTTGTTTGGAATAAATCAAATTTATAGTGCTGAAACTTTATTTGTAGTTGAAGGTGCATTAGATTGTATGTGGTTACGACAGAATGGATATTCTGCAGTCGCTGTTTTAGGGGCATCAATATCCCCAACACAAATGGATTTAATAAGTTCTTTACATCCAGATGAAGTAGTCTTAGCATTAGATAATGATGACGCTGGTAGGAAAGGAATTGAGAAAGCTACCATTGACATGTCGGAACGTTTCATGTTATCATACTTAAAGTTACCTAAAAAATACAAAGATGTTCAAGAAATACAAGACATTAAAGTACTACATAAAGTAATTACAAATAATAAAACAATTTTTTAAAAAAGGAGAAAATTCATTATGAGTGGAATATCTAGAATTTCAAAAGGAAGAGAAGCAAGTAGAGGTCCAGTATCTAATCCTGAAGACCGAGGTAAAGAGGTTTGGTTAAAAGATGGTGACCAAATTTTTGCTACGTCTGTTGCTACAGGAGAGGATAATGATACTACTGGTCATCTTGATGACATTTATCTATATACATTTCAAGTCGGTAATAATTGGACAAATGTACTTAAGGCTGAGGGTGTAGACACATCAGGTGTACCAGAAGAGGCTTATCTATCTCATAAATTTGCTCTTTGGACTTATGTACACCATATAATACATACTTCAAAGAAAGTAGATGATTGGATAGAAATAGAAGGTCCAGCAGGTAAAAAAATGTTTAGAGAAGATGTAAATGATTTTAGAATCATTTCATTAGGTTTCGGTATGAGAGATGCTACATGGAATCAATTAGTAGATTGTTATAGTGATTGGGGTTCCTTGGATAAAGGTGTAATCCGATTCAAAAGAACAGGAACTGGTAAATACGATACTTCGTACCAAATTGTTCCAACACCTAAAACCGATGTAATTCCTGAAGATAAACAAAAAGAAATTAAAGACTTACCAGCAATTAAAGATTACTTTTTAGAGAGACATGGTAATTTCAATGCACCTACTGTTGAAAACGAGAATAGTGCATCGGATGATGACGAATTATTCTAGACTAGAAGTAGACGATTATTTTCTAGAGATGGCTATGCTTGTAGGCAAAAGGTCTACATGTAGAAGACGAAGAGTTGGATGTGTGTTAGTAGATTCTAGTAACCATGTTGTGGCGACAGGTTATAATGGCGTACCAACACAATTTCCACATTGTTTAGATGTACCTTGCGAAGGTGCAACATCTAATTCAGGGGAAGACTTGGAGAAATGTTTAGCTGTACATGCTGAACAAAACGCATTCCTTCAATTAAGGTCAAATGACATTCTAACTGCATATTTAACAGTTACACCATGTATTCCTTGTGCTAAGATGATAGCTAATAGTAAAGTTAAAAGAATCGTTGCAAACATTCAATACAATCAATCTTTAGCCACAGAAATATTAAACAAAGCTCAAATAAAAGTAGACGTACATGATGTCAATAATAACCAACAAAACATTTCAAGAGGAACTAAATAAATTAAAACAAGTTCTTGAAGTAGACCCAACAATAGTAGTTGATGTAGAAACTAATGGGTTAGATTCGTTTGGTTATAATCAAATTTGTGGCATAGGATTAGGAGAATCTAATCACGAAGGCTTATTTCAATATTATCCTATAAGACACCATCAAGGAGAAAATCTTGATTGGGGTTTGGTAGAGGAACTAATCTCTGTTTTAAACCAATCGGTAAAAAACTATATTGGTTATAATATTAAATTTGACTTACATTTCTTAGAAAAAGAGGGATTAGAGGTTCTTAGTAAGAAGTTAATCGATGTTATTGTTATGGTGAGATTGATTGAACATAGTGACATTAAAGAACTTGCCCTCACACCTACAGGGAAACGAAACTATGGGGAAGAGGCAGTTGCATATGATATTGAGACAAAGAAATTATTGAAATCAAATAAATGGTACAAAGATTTTTCATTAGCACCTCCAGAGATGTTGGGTGATTATTGTAAAAAAGATGTGATTTTAACCGCAAGAATCTATACAGACTATTTAAAAAAGATACAGAAAACTCAACAACTTAAAATATTTGACTTAGAATGCGATTTAACTAAAGTATTGTACAAGATGGAACAAAGAGGGATAAGTATAGATAAACAATATGCTAAAACTACTAAGGACTCCATTATATCTAGATTAGAAAATGTTCAACAAGAAATCCATACTTTGGCGGGGCAAGAGTTTAATATCTCTAGTCCTAAACAAATAGGTGAGATTTTTAATAACATGGGTATTGAATCTCCAATAAAGACACCAAAGGGGCAAGATTCATGGAATGAGGCAGCACTAATCAATATTAATCATCGAATAGCAGGTCTTATACGTCAATATAGGACAATTGATAAACTTAGGTCTACTTATATAGACCCGTATCTTGAAGTAGATACAATGCATACTAATTTCTGTAATTGGGGAACTGCTACAGGTAGACTATCTAGTAGAACACCTAACCTACAAAATATCCCTAGAAACCATTTTAAATTGGTTGAACCTTTACTAGACGATGAAGGTATTCAAAGTATGAAGGATAAGATTGCCGCAATAGTAGGACAAAAAGGTATTACAATGGAAGGAGACTTATCTGATGATGTATTAGGTACATGGTCATTTATAGGAGATGAATCTTTTGATGATAGTGATAAAGACCAAATAGCAATTAGAAGATTGTTTATTCCTCGACCTAATTACACACTAGTTGGATTTGATTATCAACAAATGGAAGTTAGGGTATTTATGTCTTATTTTAGAAATGAAATAATTAATGCAATTCTAAATAAAGACGATGTAGACTTTCATGGAGAGGCTGCAAAGTTAGCTTTCAATATAAATGAAGATGATGAACAATATAAATTCTATAGACAAATGGCAAAGGCAATAACCTTTGGAACTATTTATGGTATTGGTAATAAAAAACTTTCCCAACAATTAGGAACTACACCTAAAGAAGCTGGGAAATATAAAAAACAATACTTTGAAGGTATGAAAGGTTCAAAAGATTTCTTTGATAAAGTGATTCAGACTGTTGAAAGTCGAGGATGGATAAAGAATAGATATGGTAGAAAATACCTAATTAATAAAGACTTTGCATATAAGGGGGTTAATTATTTAGTTCAAGGTACTAGTGCTGATTTATTATCTGAAAGAATGTTAGAAGTAGATAAATATTTAGAACCTAAGAAAAGTAATATACTTCTACAAGTACATGACGAAATTATATGTGAAATACATAATACTGAATTAGATTCAATTCCATATGAAATTAGAGATTTATTACAAACTAATAGTTTAAATATTCCTCTAGTAGTTGATATGGAAATGTGTTCACCATCTTGGGCAAGTAAGAAAGATTTAACCTCAACTACTATTGAAGATTGGGTTGATTGGGAGAATCTACCCACAACAGACAAGGAGTTTATAGATTGGTAAAAGTATTTTCAATGTTTTCAGGAATAGGTGGGTTTGAATTAGGTATTCAACAATCAACAATGGATGCTGAACTAGTAGGATATTCTGAAATAAATAAATATGCTATACAAATATTTGAAGAAAGAATTAAAGGAGTTAAGAATTATGGAGATGCAACTAACATTATGGGAGATGAACTCCCAGAATTTGAATTACTTTGTGCAGGATTTCCTTGCCAAGCATTCAGCGTGGCTGGAAAGCGGAGAGGATTTGACGATACAAGAGGAACACTCTTTTTTGACATCGCAAGGATTTGTTCCGAAAAAAGACCCAGACATTTGGTACTTGAAAACGTTAAAGGTTTACTATCTCATGAATCTGGACAAACTTTCCATACGATACTTAAAGTTCTCTCCGACATGGGGTACGATGTTGAATGGCAGGTACTTAACAGCAAAGACTTCGGAGTTCCCCAAAGCAGAGAAAGGGTCTATATTGTCGGACATTTTGGAAACAGAAGTCCCAGAAAAGTATTTCCTATCACAGGAAATGTCCGAGAAACTTCTATCATCACAGGGAAAGATATCTCATACTCACTAGACGCTAACTATTATAAAGGAACTAATTTAAAAGGCTATCTTACAAAGAAAAGAAGACAATTGGTATTTACGGCCATGACTAGAGACACAGACCAGGATGTACATTGGCGGAAGCTCACACCTTTAGAGTGCGAGAGACTGCAAACAGTTGACGATAACTACACCGAGGGAGTCAGTAATACTCAGCGATATAAGATGCTTGGTAATGGCTGGACAATCGATGTAATATCTCATATACTTAATCATATAAAATAAACGGAGGTTACACATATGAATAAGAAGAAGAATG